TTACGCTCAGCAACTTCATTAGTAATAATAGGAGCTGCATTAGAGATATTTGCAGATGTATGTAGTAAATTTGGACAGATGCAATGGCCTGATTTAGGTAAAGCAGGAGCTGCAATAGCTGGTATATTAGCTATATGCGCCGGATTTGAATTGTTATCGGGTATGTCTGGCAATATACTGGCAAGCTCAGCAGCTTTGGTGATCATGGCTACAGCATTAAATCTTATGGTACCAGTATTACAATCCTTAGGTAGTATGTCTGTTGATGAAATAGTAAAGGGGATAGTTTCAATAGCTGCTACAATGGCGATTATAGGAGTTGCAGGATACGCTTTGGAACCGGTAGCACCAGTTATATTGGCTATTAGTGGCGCGGTTGCATTGTTGGGCGTAGCATGTTTAGCAGCAGGTGCGGGGGTTATGGCATTTGCAACTGCTTTTTCGATATTGTCTACTGCTGGGGCAGTAGGAGCAGCAGCTTTTGTAGAAGCTTTAAGTGTCACGATAACTGGTATATTAGAGCTAATACCTTCAATGGTTGGTGTCATAGCAGAAGCTATTGAAGGTATATGTAATGCTATTATACTGAGTGCACCAGCAATAGGACAAGCCTTTAAAGCACTATTGTTGGAAGCTATCAATATTTGTGTAGAATGTATACCAGCGTTAGCAGACGGTATTTTCAAAATAATAGTCGGAGTATTAGAGACCGTTAAAACATATTCACCTAAAATAGTCACTTTATTATTTGATATTTTTAAGAGCATAGCTGAAAGTGCGGTTGAAGCATTGGGTAATATTAGTGCTGAATCATTTATTACAGGTATAGCTGCTATTACAGCATTTATGTTGGCATTAAATGCTATGACGGCGTTGGCAGCAGGGGCAATGGTTGGAGTGTTGGCATTTGGAGCGGTCGTTGCAGAATTGTCACTTGTGATTGCCGCATTAGGTGCTTTATCTCAAATACCCGGATTAGAATGGCTGATATCCGAAGGTGGGGATTTTCTTCAAATAATCGGTACAGCAATTGGTCAATTTATAGGTGGAATTGCAGGAGGATTTCTTGACGGCACCACATCTGCATTACCAGAGATGGCATCCAATCTTTCTATGTTTATGACGAATTTGTCGCCGTTTATAGAAGGTGCTAAGAACATAGATGGTAGTTTGCTATCCAATATACAGACATTAACAAATACAATTTTGGCACTGACCGGTGCAGGACTGTTAGAATCGATAACTTCATGGCTAACTGGTGAATCATCTTTTGCACAGTTTGGCACTCAATTAAAAGTGTTCGGCGAAGCAATAAAAGGATATGGCGATACTGTATCGGGCATAGATACAAGTGGTATCGAAGCATCCGTCGCGGCTGGAAAAGCTCTATCTGAACTGGCAAAGACTCTTCCGAACTCAGGCGGGTTAGCTGGAATGCTAGCTGGTAATAATGATATAGGCGATTTTGGAGAACAATTAAAAACTTATGGAAAAGCCATAAAAGATTATGGAGATACAGTTTCGGGCATAGACGTTAGTGGAGTTGAGTCGTCTGTCGCGGCTGGAAAATTACTCATGGAGTTAGCGAAAACTCTTCCGAACTCAGGCGGGTTAGCTGGAATGCTAGCTGGTAATAATGATATAGGCGATTTTGGTACACAAATAATTTCGTTCGGAAATGCAATAAAGAATTACGGAGATATAGTATCTGGTATTAACACCGGAGGCATCGAAGCGTCTGTAAACGCAGGAAAAATGTTGGCAGAATTAGTCAATGATACTAGTGGTGTCGATAGTCTACAAAATTATGGAGATTCTTTGAAATCTTTCGGGGAAAATCTTATGATTTTTGTTAATGATATTAGCGGGGCAGATTTTTCAGGACTATACAATAGTTTATCCTCTCTAAATACGGCATTTGCTTCAGCCGGAACGCAAGGAATAAACGATTTTGTAAATTCACTCATTTCTGCATCGGGAAACATTTCACAAGCGGTATCGTTAATAGTTGAATCAGCAGCTTCGGCATTGCAAAGCAGAATGGGAGAATTCCAATCAAGCGGTGCTAATTTGGGGAATTCTTTGGCTGTAGGAATAGTATCGTCTAATGTGACAGTTATGTCTGCTATAAACAACATGGCATCAGCCGGCATAAATAGCGCAAATAATCAAGTGGGGGGTTATAGAGCAGCAGGTTATAACATGGCATTAGGACTAGCGTCGGGTATTAGCTCGGGTAGTTCTTCGGCTATAGCTGCCGCAGTAAGCTTGGCTACAAGTTCATTAGCTGCCGCAAAAGAAGCGTTAGGAATACATTCTCCATCTAGGGCTTTTATAGCAATCGGTAGATATATCGGTGAAGGCTTAGCAAACGGTATACGAGATAACGCATATAGAGCAGTTGATGAAACTGAAGCGTCAGCAGCAAAAGTTAAGAGTGTGGCGAAAAAGTCTTTTGATGATGTCGAAAAATGGGTAGAAGAAGCAAAGTCTTTCGACGAGTTGAGTTTGGCGGAGGAACTTGAAATATGGGATACTATGATTTCAAAATACTCTGAGGGTAGCGAAGAGAGACTGAAGGCTGAAAAAAATGCTTATGCAGTTCTTAAGGAATTAAGAGAAGAAGATTATCAGAATTCTAAGGATTGGATCGATAAAGAAAAAGATTACAATCGTATGAGTACCAAAGAGGAACTCGAGGCTTGGAAACGAGTTCAAGAGCGATACATTGAGGGTACAGACGAACGAGCAGAAATCGATAAAAAGATTTACGATCTGAAACACGAACTTATTGACGGAGATGTATATGCACTGGAAAGAGAAATTCAGGCTAATGATGACTTAATAGCATCATTGGAAGAAGAAACAGTTGCTTATTCTAATGCTGTAAAAGAAGGTATATATCTTCGTAAGTTGTTAAAAGATGCGGAATATAGTACATCTAAGAATTGGATTGAAACCGAAAAAGATTATAATCGTTTAGATACTAAAGGTGAACTTGAAGCTTGGGAACGAGTTCAGGCAAGATATGAAGACGGTAGTGAAGAACGAATAGAAATCGATAAAAAGATTTACGATCTAAAGCACGAACTTATTGACGGTAATATAGATGCGTTGGAAGACGAGATAGAAGCTAACAAACGTCTGATTGCAACTTTAGAAGAGGGTTCGGTTGCATGGTCAAATGCCGTTAAAGAGGGTGAATACCTTAATAAACTACTGGTTGATGCTAATTATCAGAATTCTATGGACTGGATTCAAGACCAAGAGGATCGTGGGGAATATTCTTTAGCCGACAAATTAGCGTGGAATACTCGTATGCTGAATAAATACGGTAAGCGAGATAAGGAAACACGTAAAAAGTACGAAAAAGAAATCTATGCCACGCAAAAAGAAATCTACAACGCTTATAAAGACTTTCTTGATGATTGTCAAAATGTTAAGGATGATTACGTCGAGAAAGAAAAGGAATTAAACGAAAAACTCGAACAGGACATTAAAGAACTGGAAGATAATTATTCGGATACCCTCAATTCAAGGATTCAGTCACTTTATAATGCATATGGTTTGTTTGATAAGGTGGAGCAAAAAGGAAAAACCGGTGTTTCCGAATTGACAAAAAATCTTCAAGATCAAGTTGCAGAGTTTGAGGATTGGGACTATACACTTCAACAACTATCTAAACGAGGACTAAACCAAGCATTGATAGAAGAACTTCAGGAAATGGGACCATCAGCTATTGCTAATATTCGAGGCTTGAATTCTATGACTGATGCCCAACTTTCGCAATATGCAAATTTGTGGGCTGAAAAGCATAAAGAAGCAACAGACAGAGCAACTGATGAATTAACCGACTTACGCAAAGAAACAAATAGCCAGATTAAAGATCTTAAAACCACATATAATTCGGATTTGGATGACTTGAAGAAAGACACCGATGAAAAACTAGGTGAATTAAAAGACTCTTTCCTAAAAAATATCGGTGCTATTAAAGACGATACAGAGGAAAAATTCCAAGAAATTGTTTCTGTAGCCAGCACCGTTTTAGGTTCTGCCGGTTGGGATGAACTCGGCGAATATATGGTCGACGGATTAATTGACGGTGTAGAAAGCAAACAACCTGAATTTCTTAAAACTTTGGAGAGTCTTATTTCTGCCGGAACGAAAATAACTCAAGATACTGCCGAGATACACTCACCATCGCGAGTATTTGCCAGAATCGGTGAATATATGGTTGAGGGTTTGATAGGCGGTATTACTAATCGAAGTAATGATGCTTCTAAAGCGAGTGCTGATATGGCACGTGGTACAATTCAGTCTGTAAGCAGATTGATAAGTGATATGTCTACAATAATCGATAGTGATATGGAGATAACACCAACCATAAGTCCTATTTTGGATATGACAAATGTGCAGAATGGGCTTAATCAAGTGGATAGCACACTTTCGGCAAACAGAAGTATTGCTCTAGGAATGAGTGTTGTGTCTAAAAATCAAAATGGATTAGCATATCAGTTTGGCGATGCTATATCAAAGTTGGCAGATGCGAATACACAATCAAACGGTCAGATTGTAGATGCAATAGACGGCTTGAAAAGTGATTTGTCTGACTTGGTAGATAAAGTAAGTCAATTACAAGTCGTGATGGATACAGGCGAATTGGTCGGCGCAATAAGTCCTGAAATGGACAGAAGTCTTGGTGTAGCAGCAATGATGAAAAGGAGAGGTAATATATGATTCAATCGATAACATTTTTTAAAAGTCCTGACGATATTCTAAAATCGCATGATAAGAATACAAAAGTGGACTGTAAAAATACATGGGATGATTGGCATATATTAGCCGAATCCCGTCCGGTCTTTGCTCCACCCGAACCAAAGACGAATTATATAGATGTACCGGGAGGAAACGGATCTCTGGATTTATCGGAGGCTCTTACGCGTTACCCAACGTACAATAACCGTACCGGTACATTTAAATTTAAGGTTATGAATGATTACGAGGTCGGTAACCGTATTGTTTTAGAGTCGAATGATCGTAATCGTTGGGCTCAAAGGTATTCGGAAATTATGGAGTATTTACATGGAAAATGCTTATATGCGGTTTTGGACGATGATCCAACATGGTTTTATCAAGGGCGTTTTACAGTAGATTCGTGGGAGTCAGATGATACTTGGTCTGTTATAACAATCGGGTACAATGTGAATCCGTTTAAATGGAATATATCATCATCTACTTCTGATTGGCTGTGGGATCCGTTTAACTTTGAAACAGGAGTTACTTGGGATACCATATGTACCGATATAGAAATAGATAATCAAAATGGATTTAGTGAAATGCAATTTCCACCATATACTTTGGATTCCGATTCAATGAATACTTTCTTTGGCGGTGTTCCGATTTCACCAACGATAACATTTAAACCAAAATGCCCGACTCATCATAACTTATTAACCTATAATAACGGAATATTGAGGTGTCCCAAAAGCAGTTGCGGTGAATTGGATAAAGGTATAGATATTCGATTTGTCAATTCATATTTGGGTATCGACATTACAATGAATTTTAAAGGCGGAACAACATTTGCTCCCGATTTCATTTTCTATGGACAAACCGAACCGTATAAAATGTATTTCAAAGGAGTAGGTACTGTTTCAATAGATTTTAGAGTGGGGAGGTTATAATCAATGTATAGTATAATGGGTGACGGCGTTATGATTTACAGTGATGTATCTCCTACAGAGAGCCGAAAAGCAGACAGTCCAAAACTTACGTTAAAGGACAATGCCGCAGGCTCTCTGGAAATAACTCTTCCACCGGGAAACGCCGGATATGATATATTGAAACGTATGACATCTGAAATAATCGTATATCGGGACAAACAAGAATTATGGAGAGGCAGAATACTCTCTGAAAAAATGAATTTCTGGAATAACCGAACTTTAACTTGTGAGGGTGAACTGTCATATTTGAATGATACAATTCAACCTCAAGCAAAGTATCCGGAGGGAACGACTGTCGGAAGCTTTCTGACATCTGTTTTGGACAACCATAATAAACGATATGGCGATGATGAAGAAAGATATAAGTTTTACATTGATGAAGCATATATCTATAACTACAACGAGCCATTTGCAGAAGAAATTGTTACCGATTACGGAAAGACATTAGATGCTATAAACGAAAATGTTGTCAATGCTTTTGAATGTCATCTCTGTATAAAAAGAATCGGCGATAAGAAATATATAAGTCTGATAAAAGAAGAATACCAACTTAATGAGAACTCGCAAATTATAAGATTCGGCGATAATCTTTTAGATTTCACAAAGAATTGGGATTTAACAGATTTGGCAACGGTCTTAATTCCGAGAGGTGCAACCATAGAACAGGAATCAACCGAGGATTCGGATGCGTTTGATACTTATGTAACACTGTCCGATATTCCTAAGGGAGATGTGGTTGATAAAGAAGAAATCGGATATTATGAGCGAGATAAAGATGGAAAACTTACTCACAATGAAGATGGAAATTTGATTTATATTTATCCCGACAAAAAAGACGAAAATGGAAATTTAGTCTATAAATACAAAGTGGATAAAAACGGTTATATTACTATTGAAAGTAAGACGTTGGATAACTCGGTTACTGTTCCGACGATACGAGTAGACACAAAAACAAATAAGAAAGATACCGTTATGGTTGAATTTCTTGATTACAGTATTGATAGCGATAATAAGGTTACATCTACGATTACCGCTAAGATCGAAACAGACGGAACATATGCGAATGTGTACTTGAAGAACGAAAACGAGGAGTTCTATTGCCTTAAAGATATATACGGACGAGTTGAAGCCGTTGCAGATTTCAGCGAGACAAAGGATTCAATCGAACTTTTAAAGAAGACACGAGATTATATAAAAGAACATCAGTTTGACCAAATGACTCTTGAAGTATCGGCAGTCGATTTGCGATATTTGTCGAATATTAACGAGCCGGTAAAAATTCTTGATCGTATAAGATGTATTTCTTATCCACACGGAATGAATACCTTGTTTACGGTAACTGAACTGAGCATAGAGCTTGATAAGCCTGACAGTGCAAAATATACTCTCGAAAAGACTCTTTTGAACACTTCAGGTACATCTTCGTTATCTGAAACCATGAGTTCGGTGTCTTCAGAGATAGAATCACCGCATTCTACAATATTAAAGAACGCACAAGCAAACGCCGATAAAATGCTGAGGGAGAATACAAACGGTTATGTGTCATTGATTACAAATAATCAAAATGGACAACATTCAGAGGCTTTAGTCGTATCTTCAGGTAAGGACTATACACGTTCGGAACACTTTTGGATATGGAACGTTAACGGTCTCGGTCATTATACGGAATATGCCAATCAGGATGCTCCTCAAGGCGATGCCGATGATAAAACCGATACCTTTTGGAACAACGGAAAACCATATAAGCTAAATCTCGGTATAACTATGGACGGTGCGATTGTCGCGAATCGTATAACCGTCGGTCATATGAGTGCCGATAGAGTTCGAACGGGTGTATTAATGTCGCAAGACGGAAATGTCGTGTGGGATTTGAATACCGGTGGAAGTATGGTTATAAAGAAAGGCTCTATAGATTTGGGAAATAGCTCATTCAGTGTTAATGACAATGGAGAATTAAGAGCTGTTAAAGGTTATATAGGTGGTTTCGTCATCGAGGCGGATAATCTGCATAATGACTGTATAACTTTGGATAAAAGCGGACTGGTACTCGTCAATGAAAAAACGAATGTCGGTAAAATCGGAACAACTCAATGGGAAAACGAACCGAGTAAAAAGATTCTGTCTATGAGCTTGGAACCCGATGGTGCTGCTATTGTTTGGGGATATAAAGAAAAATATACCGATGAAAATTACACCGCTCAATTTATCTATGCTGCTAAAGATTATGGACAATACAAAGCGGGTAATTTCTATATGCATGGCAATTTAGATTTAAGAGGTCGCGAATTGAAAAATTTTGTAATAAATCCATCCACAGCAGATGAA